CGCGCATCACTTCTCCGACGACACATGAAAGCTCTGCGCTGGTAAGAACAGCATTAAACTCAAAAAAGTTATCGCCGAAGTTTAATTTCAATAGAGCGGTTGAGCCAATAGCCGCATCCGCTGCAGTGTCTTGATTGACTTGATTTATCAGGTTGACGGGAGCATCCTCGTAATACAACACAGTGCAAGAGCCACTCGCCGATCGCATTCCTGTTGTAAAGGTCCGTGCGTTTTCGCTGAGAACAGTGACTTCAAGCGCCTCTGTGTTTGCGCTGAATGCCCACTGAACAACCTTTGCGACAGGAACGCCACCAAGCTCAAGGCTGCCATCTTGACCCGCGTAGTACTTAGCCATGGTTAGACGCCCTCAAGCTCACCTACGAACTCACAACTCACTGTACTCAAACCTGGCTTAACGCTTTGAACTGACGGAGGAGATGCGTATTTCCACTTCAATGCGCTGTTTGTCTCGCTAAACCAAGGCGTTAAGACCCCAGGCTCTCCACTTGTCGTCGTCCTGGCGACATTGCTCGCCTTAAACACGACGTAATCACCAGCCTTTGTCACGTTGACGTAGTTTTCCAGCACCGAATCAGCATTGGCGTCTGTGATGTTGGAGAAAGTCAAAGTCAAACGACTGTTCGTCCTTTGATTGCCGTAGCGAACTCGGACTACAGCACCGTTTTGAGCCTCAAACTTCGTTTCAGGGAAAACGCCTGGCTGGTAAGAGCGACTTGAAGGAACTAGATCAGGGAAGTCAACCTCAGGCATCAGCTCGTCACCTTGAACAACCCTTTGTTGAATCCCAGTGTAGCTAGCGCACCGCGTTCATCCAAGGGCTGATGGGTTGCGCTGATGTCGACATAGCCGTCTTCATCAATGGTCAGACTGTCAATGCGATAAATACGCTTTGGCTCTTCTTTGATTTTGAGCGTAAAAATTGAATCAAAATACTGAGAATCGCTGGTTTTCATTGAAGCCACTGACATTGAACCAGACAAAACATCGCTTGCGCCGGGCCGCCAATAAAAAATGTCGTAACCGTCTGCACTAACCAAGTCAGATGTAGCTGTAATGTTCCCCTCACTGTCAATGCTTCCGTTGTAAAAACGGCTGGTGTGCGTAGAGATCGAAATCACCTTGATGTAATCGCCAGCTTCAAGCTCAAGGGCAGAGCTTGGCGTCGTTTTGAAGCTAATTGTGTGATCAATATGCTTTCTCAACAGCAACCGATATTTGCCGATCAACTCCGCGTGAGTCCGGCTTGTACAGAATTGAGTCATGTCAATAGACTCTTCTGGATCAGCTTCTGAGCCTCCCGCAGCGTCTGAGAATCGAACTTGAATGCTTTGCTGAGAAGAGAAACCGTTCTCAACAGACTCGTCTCGATAGGTGATCGTTGCTTTAAAAAGCTGACGCTCTTCCCTAGGCAAAAACGTTAGCTGCATGTCCTTCATATTGCCGTCAGTGAACAGTGCCTTAACCTCACTTGAGCCAGTCAAGAACGAATGAGCAGTGTCGATCAAATAATCTTCAATTTCAGGAGTTAAGCCAGGGTTGGACTCTTTCTTTGCCTTTGCCTTATAAGGCAGCGATGGTTTCAATGCAAAACGCCCACCCTTGATACTGAAATCAAGAAAGTTGAGAGCAGCAGTGTTGAAAATAAATTCACGCAAATTAGTGCGATCTTCAAGAACGCCATCAAAAGTCAATTCATTGACGTAACAAAACCTCGCCGCCTCAACCATAGAATCTCGATCAACAATCGTGCTAGGAATCCTGCTGCCAACGCCAATGCGATCATTAGTTAACAGGTTATAAACGACTTCGGCAAAGTTATTGGTGGGGCCTGTAGCGCTTGCAGCAGCTGGCTCTCCGGAATCTGTAATCAGTCTTTCAACTTTAATTCCTTGTTTTATGTAGGCACTCAGCTGGCCAAGAGATGTCCAATCTTTACCCGCAAGCAAACGAAGGCCAAGCAAAGAAAGATCTTGATATTTAGGAGTATTTTCAGTCTGAGGACGAATTAACTCGTTGACAAACGAGATCTCATGTTCTGGACCATCCTGATGACTGGTTTTTTCTTGATCATATTTAGGATAATCAGTGATCGCATCATAGAAGTTTATAGTTCCAAGTTCGTCAATGCTTGCTTTTTCAACCTCAGTGACCTTTAGTTCCAGCTCGTAGAATGAGTTTCTTTCTTGTGTATCGTCTGGTAATTGAAAAAACACTTTATCACCAACCCTGTATCCAACCCCAGGATCAATGATGGCCCAAGTCCAATGTTGGTCAACCACTGAAGTGGCTGTGATTTTTAGGCCAGTCCCCAGCTCAGAGTTGGTTCTGTCTTGCTCGTAAGTCGCTGCTCCATACTTAAGCTCGCCCCCATCAATAATAAATTCATATTCTGCAATCGCATACAACTTTTTGTCTGGAGACAGCACCTCGGTGTAACCACCCTTTTCCACCGGCCAGTAATATCCACCTTGCTCGTCAACAGTCCTAAATACCCTCGTTATTGCATACACCCTTGTGCCATCAGACTCAGTTCGTTGCAAGTCGCCACGAATGTATTGAAAACCTGCCTGCGACTCATCAACAGCAAGCTTGACATCATCCCTAAGGAGTCCGTTCCAAAAACCATTTCTATTGCCAGCAACATCTTCCCAGACGCCAAAATAAGCCGGCCTGTTGTTGACAGGGTCAAACACTGAATCCTGGAAAATATTTTGCTCAGTAATCTGAGTAGAACCGGGGATGATATCTCTTTCAGGTCGAGACCCAGGCAAGATCTTGTATTGAGCGGTAAGGTTCGTCTCATCTGGCGCTTCATATAGAGAAGGATTTAGCGCACTTGCTTTTTGTACTCCGTCAAAAAGCACATTTATCATTTCACCTGCTGAGTTCGTCTGGATATATGAATCAGTCCCGCTAGGGCCTGAAGTCCGCAAAACTTGCCTGCTTTCTGTGGGCACCCATCCCCTTCTGCCCGTCACATTTCTAATCAGCAGCGGGGAGTATTGATATTCGGCTCCAAGTTTGTCCAAAACATCTCCCCTGTCCCACTTAGCCTCCAATACCTTGCCAGTATTTGCATCTAGAAACACGCCATAAATCAACTCATCTCCATCATCCTGATAGTCAGCAGCCAAGTTGCTTACCTGCTTCCACTCCGCGCTTTCAGAAAAATCACCCACCGAATACTTATTGAACTTTGCAACACCACCAATATCAGTGTCGTCATTAATCAATGAAAACTCAAACTCAGGATTTGACGCATCTCTGTCTGTAATTTGAGCTGCAATTCCTGTGTAACTTATGCCAAATCTTTCTGTTGCAAAGCCACTGCTGGTGTCAAACTGCCCAGTTAAAAGCAAAACTCTTTCTGCTCCTGGCCCAATATGTTTTCCTTGCGCCGTGCTTCCAGAAACAGGGACAAATCTAAATTCGTACTGCCCCTTGTCATGGTTGATAGTAATCGTGTTGTATTGAGGTTGCGAGGTATTCCCTTTCACAGCGAAAATTCTTCCATCAAGAATATCTACAAAGTCAGAATCGCCCCCTGCCCCCAAGCGCTTGGCCTCAAGCTTAAAAAAGCTGTAGCGCGTTTGGAAAGTAGAGACTCGGCCCAATGTGAACGACTGGTTGTCTTCTTCGTAGGACTCAAGGACAACGTTTTGCGGCTGAGAGTTAACGTTAGCAAAACCGTCAACACGCTTGAAAACGACACTCTTAATCCCAATCTCTGTCTGATGGCACTCACGGTTGTTAGTGACAGAGCCAATATCAATGCGCTGCAATTGCTGACCGAAGTGACTATTTTGTTCATCTTCAGCCCTGACAAAGTAGCCGAATCCTGCTTCAATGCATTTAAAATTGTACTCTCTCGCTTCCGGGTTTCTACCAAGAGGCTCATCTCTTTTAGAAGTGCATTGAATTATTGCGCTACCAAACATGTACAAATCACCCACGCTGATAAGTGCGTCGGTCTGAGATGCTCGCTGGTTGATTGCAGTGTTTACGTCTTGCAAGCCATGAGGAGGAAAACCTTGTGGATCCTCGCGAGTGGCTGACAACTTGAATGTCAGCGTTTGACCTACCGCAATATTTGCTTGCCGGGGATTAGGAACGACGCCATTCAGCTCTTCCATCCCTTGGCGAGCTAGGTAAGGCTGAGAGTGACCATTACCGTTTGGACCATTAATTTTCAAACGTTTCTGAACTAAAGACTCCTTGTCGTCAAAAACTTGCACGATCTCGTAAGGCAGGAAGTACTCCACACCATTTGAGATTGGCGAATGACACCCAAAGCTTCTTTGAGAGGTGGGCGTTCTCGACCCCGAAAACATTTTCTTGAGTGTATTGCTTTGCTTGTCTTTTGTCTCAAAAACATCCGGGCTTTTTGATGGATCAATTGTCTCTAAAGAGCCATCAAAAGAATTGCTTATACTTACCCTATACCGATGGTCTGGCTGTCCAATCTCTGGGCTATTCTTAAAATATGCCTCATATCTAGTGTTTTGATAGTTCCTTATAAGCTGTTCTCCTACGGCGATACCTTCTGGATCAGGAACTGCAAACAACTCAGACAAGCCTAGTGTTGTGAGCATTTTTAATTCTTGGTGCGAGCCTTTGCTCAGCAACTGAGACCAAAGCATTAGAGCCTTGACTCGAACACCGCCAAACTGCTTCGGCACCTCTTGGTTGCCGCGATATTCTGTTTCAAGCTTGCTTTCAACTCTCTTTGTAAAAACGAGAGGAATAATCGTTCCTAGCGTCGCAAGATCCTGGAAACTGTCAAAGCCAAAAAGTTCAGCAAACTTTGTCTGTCCCCGGACATCAGCGGTTTGAATTGGATCGCCGCCACCTTTAGGCGCTTTTGGCTTTGGTGTAAGGAGATAAGCAGCGGCTGCAAATAACAGGCTGACTGCTATCTGCTTTAAAATTGGTACAGCAGCAGCGCCAGCTACAACGTCGGGAATGTGGTCATACTCAGAGCCACGCTCTTTAGCTTTTTGATCCGCTAGACGGCAAAAATCCCAATATTCCTCAACTGTGATGCCCAAAGCATCGATGATTTGCTGCTCTACCGGCAGTAGAGCGCGACGGGAGTAAGAGCGCTGCAGGGGATCCATGTCACCCGATGGTCCTTGAATTGCAGCCATCCGCCTTCATAGAAAGAAGCCAATCCAAAGCTGCTATCAACAGAATGGATTAGCCCGAGTGTGCCCACTTTAGCGGCATCTGTTTCCTCGCCCCATAGCTCTAACTGCTCTCGGAAAATTGAAAAGTCCTTGCGCAGTAAGCGCCTGTACCAAGAGCGTTGAGGTACAGGCATCTCCACGCCGTGCCAAGCCTGCACGGCCATAGCCAGGCTGAGGCAATCAGCCGCACCGTGTTTCTCAGGCACCGCTCCAAGCCGGTAAGGCAAGCCGATCAAGCGATAGGGCTCCTTCAAGCGTTGCTGATCCGAGAGGACACCGGCAAGGCTCCTACCATTTCAGTCCTTAAGACCTTATTAGGTGTAACTGATGCAATCGCATCAATAGCGGTGCTCAAGCGCAGCTGCACACCTTCTACGTCATAAGTCATGCCTGAGATCATCCAGCACTCAACAGTCAATGTCCTATTTGGAAGGGGGACAAAAGTTTCGGCATCCATCAAGACCGTAAAGACCTCAACGCTGTAGGAGTTCTGAACAAACTCATGAGCACGAGACAAGCTCAACGCATTGACTGCAAGCGTCAAAAAGCTTTCTAGGTTGTCGCCAGCGTTGCTCTTGGTGGCACCGTTATAAATGAAAGGCAGATATGGGTACGAGAGCGAATCAGTGTTCCCATCAAAGCAACTCGCCTCATCAGGCTGATAAGAAATATTGTCATCAGTCTTGCTGTTCTGAAACAGGTATCGCTGAACGTTGTTGGTGTCAAAGACCCTTATAAACGTAGTGATCGCTTGAATCGTCATAATGCAACCCTGCTGCGAATGCTGCGCTTATTGACTAGGTCACTGTAGACATTGCGTCGACCAAGCTCTGCGCCACGCTTGGCAGCCTGTGTCATGCCCTGTTCAAACTCAGCAGCAGTCACATAGTCGACATTGTTGATGCGCTCGACGTTGTATCGCACATCAAGCGCTGCGCTGCCGCCACCCATTCCACCAGCAACAGGCATTCCATCTGCATCAGTCATTTGGCCTGGTGCAACACCGTTTCGTGAGTAACGAGACATCGCGGCATTCATCCGTGATGCGCCAGTGTTCTCAACGCCAAGCCTTCCATCAGGACCACGACGCAGAGGGAGAATCGCCTCTGGTCCGGCTTCACCCATAACCCCAATATTGTTGCCCTTCATTGGGAACAACGTCGGCGCAGCGACAATCCCACCCTTGGCGTAAGGCTTGATTTGACCGCTTTGAATTACGTTGCCGTCTGCGCTGACATTAAAAATACTCTTAACAGCATTGGCCAATGCAGCACGCATCATGATCTTGGCAATATCTTTTAAAATCTCTGATGCAAATTTTTTGAAGTTTGCTTGACCAGTTGCGATCATGTCCACAAGACCGTCCGCAACGCCAGTAATTGCCTCTAAGGCAACATTGGCCAGCTTTGGGCCGACATTCATCATGTCCTCAAGGCCCTTTTTGAAGATTTCTTGGAACTGTTCAAACTCGGTTTTTGCTTTGTCAAGAGGTTTTGTTGCTTCCTCTGGGTCAACTTCTTCAGCTTCTTGGCGCTTCTTGATTAATTGATCCAGCAAGTCAATTTCAGCCTGCGTAGCGTCCTTGCCAGCAACTCTCACCCTAAGCCCATCAATCAAAACATCTAAATGCTCAAGACTCTTCTTCTTGAGCTGCTCAATTTTGACAATTTCTTTTGCTCGCTCAGGATTAATCCCTTTCTTGATTAGCTCTTCATATCTCTTGTCAGCCGCGATCTTGTCTTTTATTGCTTGCAAGCTGTCCTTGAATGGCTTCAGTGCTTTTTTAGCTAAGTCCGTGACTTTGCTTTGAAGCTGTGCGGCCAGCGCTTGACTTTGCAAAGTTTTTGCTGCATTTGTCGCTCTTACGACCTCTGCATCTTTCCCCTCGCTTAAAAGCTTGTTGATTCTTTCCTGCAAGGCCGCTCGCTGATTATCCTGCTGAGCTAGCAGGCGGCCAATGGCTCCTTGCGCTTGACCAATCCTTAGCTGCGCTGCAGATCGCTGCTCAAGCTTTTGCGCCTGTTCAATGCGGCGAGCTAAAGACTTATCGCCATCACCACCGTCCTCTTCTGTTACCGGGTCGTATTTAAACCTTGGTAGAAGACCTAAATCAAGGTCTGCACCTTGATTTGCGTCAATTAGCGCAGTTCTTCTGCGCTCCCGAAGATCTGCAATTTGGCCTCTAAGCCGTTGCTCATTTTCATACTCTTGTCCTCCTTCTTGGAACGATCTCGCCATTGGCGAAGTGCCGCTCCCAAACTGAAGTCTTCTGGAGATCTGCTCGTCTAACTGCTTTTGTTTTTGAGCTAATTCAGAATCAACTTGAGCAACAGTGCCTTCTTTGACTAAGAGATTGAAGCGCTTTTGCTCTTTGCTGGCGTTGTAAATAGCTCCTGCCAGAATGCCTGCACCAACAGCAAGAGCAGTAAATGGATTCGCTAATCCAAGAGCAACAACTGCACCTTTCAAAACAGTTACAGCGCCCGTAACTAAACCAACTGCCTTTGCTAGTGCAACAAACTTAGCGGCACCAAGAACACCAAGCGCAGCAATGGCCGCAACCGCAAGAGTGTCAAGATTTTTAGCTAGCGCAAGGAAAAGATTGCCAATTTTAGGCAAGAATGTAACAAGATGAGGAGTTATTTCTCTAATAAACTCTGCGAACGCAGCTTGGAATTGCGCTCCAATTGGAATCAATGCGGCGCCAACAGCAGCCTGCATGTCTTGAACTGCCACGGCAAGCTTTGCGCCAGCCTCTGCATTTGAGTCAGAGATTTTTTTTGCAGTGGCATTGTACTTATTCCCAAGCTCAACAATAAAGTTCATCAGTTCATTAAGGCCTACCGTGCCAGCCTTTAAGTTCTTTTGAAGCTCAGGAAGAGTCATCTTGTTCGCCTTGGCGAACAACGTCACGGCACCAGGCAAGCGCTCGCCCAACTGACCAGAGAGTTCTTCTGCAGAAACCTTTCCTTTGCTGAACACTTGCACCATCGCAGTAATGGCACCCTGGACATCTTCAGAGCTGCCGCCAGTCGCCTTGATTGCAGCAGTGACGTTTCTAAATGTTGTTGCTGCATCTTGAACAGGGCCACCTGCGCCAGTAACCGCAGCAGAAAGTCGAGTAATGCCCCTAATTGATTGCTCCTGAGGAACGTTCAGCTCCCTCGTCGCTTGTCCTGCAACTTGCAGAGCGAAGTTGTAGTCGTTCTGGTTGGGCAGGATTCCACTAAGTGCAATCTTTGCTTTTTCAATGCTGGCTGCATAGTTGGCCATTTCGCCAACACTTTGACGCAGCATTCCAATCTGCGCACCAATAGCCGCTCCGGCAAACGCACCCTCTACTCCGCCAAGAGCGCCAAGAGCGCCGCCAATCGCACCTTCAGGGCCGCCAAAAATGCCACCGGAAATAATTGCACCGGCCGTTTGAGTCGCTCTTCGAGCGCCCATGCCGCCAGACTTCTTAGAAGTCTTGCCCAGCTGTGCGTCAAGTTTTTTGATATCTGCAGTTAATTTTTTGAAAGTTTCGCCGCCAATTTTTGCCTCATCACGCAAAGCCAACAAGGCATTGCGCTGTGCATTTATGTTTGAAACGCTCTTTATGCTTGCTCTTCCTTGCGCAAGTATCTCGTCTCGTAATCCTTTTATGTTTGGCTTTGCTCCTGAAGCGGCAATTTCAAGGCGCTTGAGGCTGCCTTTGACCTTTTCAATTACAGCCTGGCTGCCGGCATCCTGGAACTTGAGCTGGATGGAAAGCGTCTCAATTGCCTTTGCCATCAGAGCGTTTCCTCAGTTCGGATAGGGCCGTTGCCTCCAGAATTTGAAGGCGCTCCAGCACGTCGCGGCGATCTTCCACATTGTATAGGTCAAATAAGCCGCCGGAACCCAGCAGCACCTCGTATTTCAGGCCGACATAGCCGGCCATAGACGTAGTCCACTGCGTCTGCATTCGCAGGAACATCGTGACTGCTTCCCAGTTTTCTTCCCACACTTCAAAGTTCTCTGGCTCCTTTTTCTTCTTTTTCGGCAGCTGCAACCCAAAAGCTGCAGCATCATCGTGCGACTTGTCTTCTACTCGCTTGCCGCCAGTTGCCCAATAAATGGCGGCATCTCTCAGTTTCCCGACTCAGCCTCGTTGTAAGTGTTGGTGTAAGCGTTGATCACAGCCTTGATCCAATACGGATCATCTGCAAACTCTTTGAGTGTTTTCTTGTCAAACACAATAGGAGTTCCATCCTCTTCTTCGATGCCCTCCCATCCAGCCAGAATCAGCTCGAGCAGCTCGTTCTCATCCTGATCGGCCATATCGGTAATTACCGATCGAGACACGCGCTTGAATACAGCGGTGAACTCATGACTGTCAAATTTTCCAGGCTTCGTCTCGCTGGGCTCTTTAACTTCAACAGGCCACTTGAAGGTTTTTACCTTCTTACGAACAAAAGCCATTTGGTAATTGGATAAGCCGGCTCAGCATACACAAAAAAAGGGAGCCCGCAAAGGCTCCCTCTCGACGCAGCTGTTGTAGAGCTTAGGTGTAAATCAGGTCGAACTCAGTGTTAGTTGCAGCGTCAGGGATGCAGGTGTAGGGGATCTCCAGCATCGCAATGCCGTCAGAATCACCGTAAGAGACATCTCCGATATCCACCTTGCTAGAGGTGAACTGAACGATGTTGCCTGCAGTGCTGCCGTGCGTGAACTGAAGGTTGCCTAGAGCAGCGTCATCGTCAACAGCAGCTGCGAAGTAGTCCTTCGTGCCAAGAGCAACAGCCTCAATAGAAACTGAACCAGAGGCCGCACGGTCAGTGATCAACACTTCCTTGGTGCCACCAACCAACTCGCGATAAGTGGTTGTGTTGCCAAGATCGAAGGTGAAGCTCTGGAGAGCGCCCGCATAAGACAACAGCTGGAAGCTGCTGGTATTGCCGTTCTTAAACAGAAGCGGATCATCCTGGTTGGCGTAAGTCGGCGTCAAGATCGCCGTGTCGTCAGGAGCGTTGTAAATGCCGGTGAAAGTGAAATCCAAAGTAGGAATCTCACCAACATTC